ACAGCGCCGTCAATATCAACAACATCTAGGTTTGTAACACCATCAACATCAATATTGCCACTAACATCTAGTGTTGCTGCATCAAGCTCGCCAGTAATTGTTATGTTTCTAAATCCTGTAGCGTCTTTGTTAGCATCCACTACAACTGCTTTAGAAGCCGCTACAGTTCCTGCTGTAATACCATCAATTGTTTCTAGCTCAGATTCTGAAATATTTGCACTGCCGATTACAAAACTTGTACCTGTAATTGCTGTACCTGTAATTGAAGCAGGAGTAGTACCACCAATAACAGTTCCATCAATCGTACCACCATTAATATCAGCAGTATCAGCAACAAGACTATCAATATTAGCTGTACCGTCTATATAAAGATTTCTCCACTCTTGTGAAGAACTTCCAAGATCGTAAGTGTCGTCATCATCTGGAATAATATTAGAGTCTACATCTGCACCAAAGACAACATTATCTGTGGCTGCATCACCCATTGTGATTGTGCCGCCATTAAATGTAGTAGTTCCTGTGACTGTTAAGTTACCGCCAACACTAAGATCATTAGTGGTTGTTACGTTTCCTGTAAGTGTTGTAGTGCCAGTAACTCCTAAAGTTCCAGCAACTGTAGCATTTTCATCTACATCAAGAGTATCAATGTGGGCAGTCCCATCAATAAACAAGTCTTTAAATTCGAGTGAGGTAGTACCAAGGTCAATATCATTATCAGTAACAGGTACAACAGCACCGTCTTGAATGCGAATCTGCTCGACTGCTGCGCTAGAGACTTCAACATAAAAACCCCAACGGTTATTAGTGCTGTCTACTTCAATCTTATTTAAAAAGTCTAGGTCGCCAATCTTAAAAATGTTACCACCTTGACCAGAAGAGCCGTCGTGACGGTGACCAGTAGAAGATGCTGAAGTGCTTGAATACGTAAAGGCATTAACTAACTGGTTATACTCATCATTAAACAATGAGGCCGTAATAGTATCGCCATCACTTAACGAACTTTGTCGAGTGTAATTCTGGGCCATGTTTATCTCCTACCTGATGGCATATAATCTATGTAAAGGCCATTGATTGCATATGGCGCTTTAGTATCTGTACTTGTAATTCTAAAACTTACTGTGTTTCCGCTGCCTTCTACAGGCTGTCGAACCATTGGATCGTTACTAGCACCAAAGGTTGCTGTACCAAAAATAGCACTGCCAAAAACTGCAGGAAGCGGCACAGAGTCCAGAACATAATCTGGAGGCTGTGGAATATCTGTGTCTTCGTAGTCAAACCGCATACGAAGTGTTGGCTGAATTTCACCTTCTGGGCTAAGAGACAACCGTGTGTACTTAATTGTTTTACGTGTACCAATATCACCAAAGTCAAAGTTTGGTGTCTGATAAATAGCTTCTATGTTTGAAGCAACGCCAGCGGGATTAAAAGCATTGCCTGCATCATGATTATAAATATATCCATCTTTATCACCATGAAAAGCTTTTTCAACTCCATTGTTGTCAAATCCTGTTGTAAGTCCCATTGCTTGAATACCAAGCGTTTCAGCCCATTCAAAGCCATTAGCAGTAAACGTACCGATAATACCTTTAGAAACATTTGAACCTAAAGCCTTATCCGTATAAAATAAACGATACTGAGACTTAGACCTCAATACGCAACTATCAATAGTAAACGTGTTGATTGAGTCTGCAATATCTCCAATAACACTTTGAATCTGTCGAGATACTGAACTTAACTCAACGTCACCAATACGGGCTGTACCAGCAATAGTACGAATACCATCAGGACTCAAGAACAAAAGGTCACCACCAATTTCTTGAATGCTATACCCCGACAAACAGCCTACGTTTTCTGTAATGGGGTCAATGCGTATATTACTAGGATCATTAATATTTATAAGCTTGTGAATACTGTTCTTAGCAAACACAATCAAATCAGTACGGAATCCACGAATGCCTTGAATCTGATCTGATATAACTACTGAGCCAGCACCAGTACCTGTAAAGTTATCAGGGTCGTTGTAAACACTGTAGTAAACTGTATTTAAATTATTTTCTACGCCTGCTGCAATAAGGTGGTGGTCGTGGTTGGCTATGTACTTAACGCCATTAGTACCATCTACTGTAATTTCAAACGCAAAGAATGTACGAGTTGTTAGTGCGCCAGTGCCTTCCATACGGAACGAATAAAGCTTGTTAGCACCGTCTGCAATGATCAACTCGCCATAATCAAATGTTGCACCTTCAAAAAGTGCAAACGAGCATTGACCTTGACCTGTACGTGTTAAGGCACTGCGACCTGTAAAAGTGGTATAGTTATCACCACTATTAGCCACACTACTTTTATTAATTTGTATCCACGTTGAGCCATCAATACTAAAATGTATATCAGTACCTGAACAGACAACCACACCATCGCCATACACAAAAATCCCAAGAATGTCATTATCACTATTGGGACGTGTATCACCATATTGCGTAAAGCCATTAATACGTCGATAGCCGCCATCAGGATCTACCTCAAAGTTTCTAAGGCGTGTAGCAAGTCCGGGCTGTCGAAGCATTTCAAGCTGATTGAGGTTAGTGTTTAAACCACCTCTACATGAAACGCCGAAGGGCTGAGACATTTATACAAACCTCACGCGATCTGTTTTCATATAGTTAGGCGTCGGACTCATGAGGTTTCCTTTCATAAGCTTTAGGCCACGCTTATAATCTTCTAGTGCAAATGCTGCAGCTTGCGAGCTTTCTTTAAACTGATGAATGTAGTATCTAGCTCTAGCAAGCAATACAGGCTTGTAAATATTTGGGAATACGATTTCATCCCCGTGTGCGCTTAGTTCTGTTGGCAGATTGTACGCAAAGAAATAAACGCGATAAACTTTATCTGGAATAGGGCTTAGTCCAAACTTACGATTATCTGGGCTAATAATAACTTTGCGAGGCTCACCATAATTTTGCGTATCTGCATCATCTTGGTTTTCTGCTGTGCGTACAAAGTCTTTCCATTCTTCTGTAGTTGTAAACTTAAGGTTTTTACTTACATAAGGCGCTGTTTCGTCTGTCACACCAATTGTCGTTAAGTAAAAATTATCCCAATCAATGTAGCCATAGTCTGTTGTCAAACTAGACGACGCAGCTTTTAACAAATACCAACGAGTACCTGCCACAGTTTCTACATATACATTACCGTAAAACGGATCTGTTGATCCGCTAGTATCTGTAGCTAAAAAAGGCCATTGAGGTTCTTCATTAACAATATCAAGATATGCTCTGTTTACACAGTCTTTAATATGTTGTTGAACCCCAATGGCTCCAGCAAACGTAGAAGATGTGAGAGCTACTTCATTTAACTCTCGCAACAACTCGTTTGTAATTTCAAGATAAGTAGCAGCCATTATTTTTTATGAACCTTTTGAATTTCAAAGTTGGCAGTTTTAGAAGCGCCTTTGTGAGGCTTGTAACCCTCTTTCGGATCTTTCATAAGCTTGTATGACGATCCTTTTTTCATCCAATGATACCCTTTAGGCGCGTCTACTTTCATCTGGACGCTCCTGCTCATTGCGAGCTTTTGGATGCTTTAATGGCATTTCTCGTTGATATGGAAATTGATTTTCCGTCATTTCTGCACAAATCCGTTCTTTTTCTTGAATAGATCTATACGATTTTTTTTCAACTTGAGTAGACATTAGTTTGCACTTCCTTTTGGCATTGCATCTGCAACAGTACTTCCGTATGTTGGTTGAGTGCCTGAATGACCTTGCTTTGGAGAACCACCTTCCATCATAGGCCTACGTTCTTCCATCATAGGCATACTCATTACTTTCATACCACCCTTATACATCATTCGCTTTTTCTTATCACCGTGCTTCATTTTTTTTCCTCCCAAAAATACGATCATAGTTTTCATCGTACTTCTTTTTGTTTTCGCTCTTTAAATATTGACCGCTAACTTTAACTGTTCGTTTAGCGCTCATACGAATAGGATTTTGTTCGCTTCCAATCTGTGGCATAATAGAAAAGGGGGAGTATTTCATCCCCCACTCCGCTTTAGTCGATGCCGTAGAAGGCAGAGACAAGTGCTTCAGGACGAAGTACCTTGGCTCCGTAGACGTGAAGACCACGTACAATGTCACCAAAGCTTGCAGTGTCACGGACTACTTCAGTGTTGATGATAGTCTGTGCAGTACAAGTAGATGAAATGTGACCAGCAATACACTTACCAGCTGCATTAGAAGTAGCTGCAATGTTGTTAGTCTTGTACATGTCAAAGCCACGCAACTTACCAGAAGATACGAGACCGTTACGGATTGAACCCTGACCAGCGTTAAAATCAACGCTCATGAGCTTAGAGCTAGACTGTACAAGCTGCTCATAGAACTCTGGGTTAGCAAGGAACCAACGACCTTCTTCAGGAACACTTTGCTCGTCAAGAAGACGTGCCATGTGTGAAAGAACATCAATTGGATCGTGCTCGCCAGAAGCATAGCCGATGTCAAGGTTACCAGTACCATCGAAAGTACCAGCTGCAAGATCAGTTGCACTGTCCGAACCAAGGATGTGGTTTGGAGATGACGCAGGAACGCCTGCAAACAACTTAGCAATTACGCCTGTGTCGAATGCATCACGCAGTGCGTAAGCAGCTGAAGATGAAGCAACTTCCTTAAAGTTGACGTGAGACATTGAAGTTTCGATGTCGTCTACGATGAACTTGAATGCGTTCGCCGTATCAACAACAAGAGTTACTTCGTTGTCAGTCAAAGTTGTTGCAGTTACAGAACCACCACGCTCGTACTGATCGACAGTGATTACTGGCTCTTTGATGATCTTAACTGAATCACCAAACGCAGAGATCTCACCAGCATAATCAGTGTTAGTGATTGCTTCTGCAACAGACGCCTTACGGAAGAAGTTAAGTACCTTCTTGGAATAGAGTTCTGGCATGAAGTTGTTGCCAGAGAAGTTGCTCCCCGATGATTGAGCAAAATACTGATCGGATGTATTACTAGCCATTGTATTGACTCCTTAAAAACAAAGTTATTTAATTACTCTGCCTTCTTGGGCGGCTTGATCAATTTCCTTTTCAAGTCGATCATAGTCGTCCATAGATAGGGCAGCTATTTCCCGAGTCGTCCAAATTTTTGGCTGCTTAGTGTCTACTGTTGTAGTCTTAGTAGATACTAAACTCGCAGCTTCTTTTCTAGACGTTTTTCGACTTGACTGATTTCTAGGGCTATTAACATTCATGCCCATTTCCATTTTATAGATATCTATAGCACGACTTGCTAAACTAACATTATCTGGGTTGTTATAGATCCAACCTTGTATTTCTACAGGCTGTTCTTTTGCCCATTCATGAAACCCTTCGTCTCCGCGAATATCTTCAAAGTCAGGATGGCGATCTCGCAACTTAGTTTCAGCTTCACGTCGAGAGATCATTGCTTCTCGCTCTTCGATTGCTTGCATCTTTTGTTGAAGTGCCTGTACTTCTTTTTGACTTCGTAGATGTGCAACAGACTCTACAGTTTCATACAAATCAGGATATTGAGTTCTAAACTGCTCCAACTCTTCAGCTGATTTTGGCGGCTGATAAGATGGTTGAGCTGCCTGCGCTTGTGCTAACAGTTCTTGCTCTTTTTGTTTAAACTCTGCGATCCTTTCATCGTAGTGTCGTTTTAGGTCGTCATACCTTTTCTTATAGTTAGTTCCTTTTTGTTTTTGAGGGGCCTCTTCTAGGGCAGCCTCATCGGAACCTTCTGATTCGAAAAATAGACTCTCTGCTGACCCGTTAGATGCTTCTGACTCCTCGTGCCAAGATTTATTTGCATTGTATGGATTAGCTTCTGGTTCGTATACTTCAGTCATGTCTTACTCCTTTTCGGGGCTTGTTTGTTTTCAAGGTGGCTAGAAGTAATTCTAGGGTCTTGAGATTACAAGGTGGCCTCAAGGTTATCGTTTATGATAAGGGGCTAAAAACTTTTTAGGTAGCCTTATCGTCGCATTAAGCTAGGAATGCGATTAGAATCAAGCATCTGCTCTTCAATCTCATCATCACTCATAGCTTCGTCTGGCAGTACAGCTTTCTCATCTTGTGTTGGATCATTCATGATTCCACCAACTGCCATGTCTTGTCTAGACGCATCATACTCGGCTTCTGCGTCCTTCATCATTTCTTCAAGTGTTTCTACACCAATTTGATCTACTGCTTTTTTTGTAAATACAAACTCTCCGTCTGAGAGCCGTGCAGGTATATCATCTGATGTTCCAGTACCGGGTCCATCTACTTCTCCAGCACCTGTAAATTCTGTTGATGCTAATACTATCTTGTCGAACAACTCACTCAATCGGTTATCAGACTCTAATGCTTTGTTGACATATTCCATTTCATCATCTGACAGTGTTTCGTCCATAACGTATGAAACGTAGTCATTTTCCATTTCTACGTCAGGTTTGATTCCTTCAAAAGGCATTAGTAATGTCATAGATCCTCCTTCTGCAAAGACCTTACGTCCTTTGAGGATGTCTGCTTGTGTGACTTTACCGTCACCTGTTAGGTCTGGAAATTCTTTACTCATCTTTAAATTCCTTTGCGGCTTTAATTTGTGCAGGCAATGACATCAAATTATCCAGCAAATTCACTCTCCCCTGCTTGCGGTACATTTCCTGTTCCGATGTTGCCACCACCAGTCCCTGTAGCTCCAACATCCGTAGGTTGCTCAGGTGCTCCTTGAGCGCCTCCCATAGCTCCTTGTTGTTGACCAGTGGCCCCAGTCGCTTCGCCATCTCCTTGTCCAACATTTTGTGCTCCTATGATTTGTGCCATTATCGCTGCTTCTTCAGGGTCGTTAAGAATCTCGTCAGGGTCGAGGTCAAGGCTGTAAGCCAACTCACTAACAATCTTAGAGATTTTAACGAATGGTGCAATAGCAGGATTCTGTGCTGTTTGTAAGAACATAGTCAGTCGTTGAC